AAAGTCTTGTCTTGAAGTTTGCTTGTTAAAGATAATATAGTTTTAGCTTTCTCTTCGCTATCACTTGTTATTTTCTCTAAATCACTTTGTTGCGAATCTTGGAACTTTTTTAACTCTTTTAATGCTTTCTTTGTATCTTCTACATTTTCAATCCCTAAATCTTTGAAAAATGCCTTCTTACCCTCAATCCTCGCTTGACCTACTAAAGCATCGACTTCAGATTGTAGTAATTTCTTTTCCTCTATTTTTTCTTTTGCTTCAGGTAGAGTTTCCTTTTCTTTTGGATCTTCCATTTTATTACTCCTTCTTTATAAAGTCTTTAGATTAGACTTTACTCGGCACTTGATATACGCATCCGATAAGCGTTATGCTCTACTGTTTCGCTATGCTGGGACACTAGATAAACCCATATTTATTATTCAGCCTTTTCGACTGGTATAACCTTTTTAACTTCTTTTACTTTTTTAACCGGTTTTATCTCTTCAATGTATGCTCCCCGTAGTTTCTTTTGAAGTATCCTCACATAATTATAAACTTCCGAGTTATTTAACTCAACTTCCGTGAACTGTTTGTTTTGATAAAACACTTTATATTTCTTAGCCATTATTTATTACCTCCCATATATACTATTACAATTATAGTTAAACATATTATTAGTGTTATTAAAACTGATGTTTCCATTATTTTACCTCCTTATACTTATTGAATCCTGTTACACTTGTTGCTACCGTTTTTTCATACACTAGACTCATATCACAAGAGCAGTTTATATCTTCGCCAGCTTCACCGAAGTGTTGCGGTGCTTTTGTTTTTTTACCACCAATATTGAAATACTCGTCCATTTTAACCGTTTGTCCGTCTGCTGCTAGATGCTCCGGTCTAGATTCCACACTTGCGAATGTATAAACCCACATCTTCATCGTAGGCGTTCCGTTTTTATTATTTAGCTCGCCCACTTGTAATTTACTATCGCTCCTGTATGTATTAGTTTCGGTTCGGGCGATCGCTTTTGCTTTACCACTATTGATTTTCATTGTTTTAACTAGTTTATTTTGGATCTGCTTTTCTGTGTTTCCTTTAGCAAGTCCTTTTTTTATTACCTTCGCCACACGTTTATCAAGCAATTTGGTGTTCCCTTTTATTACCTTATCCCACTTTATAATTCGCTTTCGCTTATTAATAGTATTTTTAACTGCTTTATCGATAGCGTCTTTACTTAAGAACACTTTAGAATTCCCCAGTTTAACCGCCACCACGTATTCATTATACAAATAGGTAGTGTTTATCAATGCTGCCCCTGTATCGAGCGTGTGAGCCCCGTTTCGCCCCCATAATAGTATGATTAGCGGTGTTATCCTTTTAATCATCTTATTTATCTTGCGTTCGTTGGTAATATTTCCTTCTTTATCATATTTGGTAGCTGCATATATCTTTGCTAACTCTCTCTCAATATTCTCGGTTGTAGTAGAGTAATCTTTGGTAATAATCTTATACATGGCTGATTGTTCTCTTTTGTTTATCTTATCTAGAGTGCCATTCATTTAATCACTCCCCTGCAGGTGCCAATGTCCCTATATTCTGTAATATTTTTGCTTTCTTCTCTTCGCTTAACTCGTCACCATATATTTCGTCTAGCCCTTGCTTGTTATCTATAAGATCTGCGTCTATCATTTTAACAGCATTTTCGATCTTACTTTCTTTGCTATCATTAATATATTTGCCATGACTTACTACTATATACTCGGATTTGATTGCTTTATTATTCCACCAACCATAAGCTCGGAGTAACGTCATATAGAAATCCTCAAGATATGGTTCCCATGCTTTTATCATTTCGTTTCTTGTTCTTATAGAAGCAGTCTCTCTCTTTTGTAAAGCCTCGTCATCAGAGTTAGCACCTATTCCGTCGTTTATTCCTACGGTTATTGGACTAAGTCCAGTTACAGCCAATATATTAGTGAATAGAGCGTTTATAGCTTTGATATACTCGTCACTTCTAATTGCTGGTTGGTTATGACTAATCTTATTCTCGCTATTCTCTTTATTATCGGTTCCGGTTTCTGTGTAGTGCTTTCTAAACTTATCAAATGTTTTTCCTTGCATTAATATTTCAGGGATATATGTTTCTTCTCTTCCCATTCTTATCTCATCCAAGAATTGAGACCACGCTTCGTCTATTGCATCAAACTCACTTACGATTCCCTGATAATCACTCTTGATAGATTCTTTCTCACCACATAGCAATAAGTCAACCGGTATAGTTTCGTTATCTTTTAACGATTCCGTTTCAGGTAACGTTGTTAACGGAACTTCTTTTAATCCGGTAATAGTAATCTTAAATAGTTTATATCTTATAAACCCATATCCATATTCTTCATGTAATTGGTATTTATTGTTATGTGTTCCGATGTAGTCCTCGAAGAATGTCATTCCTCTTAATCTACCTCTCATATAATGAGCCTTATATCTCAACGGCGAGTATTTTTCGATTATCGGATATTCACTTATGTTATTGTCAAATGATATCTTCCAGCCGAACTTACGCCCCCAACTTTCTGTCATTGCTGATTTAACTATTAGATCGTTTGATTTATTTTCTTTTAATATTTCGTTTAATAATTCCGTTTCTTTTTCATTTTCTTTTTCTTCGGTTTTACCTTTTTTGTTATATGCTTTCTGTTCTACTCCGCCAGACGTTAGTAATCTCGCTTTAGAGTAACTTATTAAAGAAGGCACTCCACTATGAACTACTCTAATTGAACTATTAATATTGTAATAATAATAACTCTTCCTAGTATTGATGCTGGTATATGTTGTTGTAGAACCGTGATAAAAGTCCGCTATTAAATCTTCGTTCCCTAAAAACCACAGGTATTTTTCTTGTAGTAAATAATCTTCATATTCCATTTTTGATTTCGGCATATCTCCACCTCTTACGTTTGTGTAGTTTTGAATATATGGATAAAGAAACTTTGTTACACTATTCCCTATCCTTTGTTTTAATCCCATTTAATCACTTCCCTATCATTTCTTTGAATGGTATCCATCCATATTGCGAAGCGTTTATAGTATGATCGTTAGCATCTTCAGGGACATCCTTTTTAGGATCCCAACTATAAGTATTATGTTCCGCTATATGATGTTTACAAGTATCTACTATTAAATACTTACCTTTCGCTAGCCATCCATTTTGTAACACGATCCTATCCATTATTTTAATCTTTTTCCATGAGCTTATAAAGTTATATACTAACCCTTCAGCTAGTTTATACTTTCTGCACTCTGTTATAGTTGCTTGATCCGCACTATCTATAAACACGTCTTTTGCTATTCCCCATTTGCTGGTGTTCTTTTCTAAAAACTTATTTAAGTTATATGCCACGTCGCTTGGTGCTAGTGGAACATTTAAGTCTCTATTATTTCTTACTTCTTCATCCAGCGGGATATATATTCCTTCCGTCGTTATTCCGGCGAATATAAATGTTATTGTGTCACCTGATTTGCTAGAGTATGAAGTATCCACTCCGCAGGTAAACTTCTGATACTGATATGTCTTTGCTTGCTCTTCTGTAATTATACTATTATCAGGTAGCCTGAATATTAACCCGACGCCCTTTGTCCTTATACCCTGTATCTTTGTTTTATATTCCCTAGTTTCAGGAAGCAACGAAGTTAATAAGTTATACTTCAATTCTTCTGTCATTGTAGGATTGTCATCGAAGCCAAAGAACCAATAATGCCACCCTTTTCGTTCTACTGCTTTATTTAACTCTTTCCATATATGCATTGGAACGGATGGTTCATGCTCTTTCGTTGGTCTCGCCCTGTTTATGATCTCTTTGTATATTTCTTTATCAGGATTGTCAGGATTCAGCGTCATACAGCAATATTCAAATCTTGGAAGGAATAACTCCCTTACGAAGTCCATATTCGCTATGTTAACCTCATCTATAAATATTGCACCGAACTGTCCTCCTAATACTTTCTTATACTTTGAAACATCACCATAACCACATAAATAAACTGTGTTCTCGCCTATTTGTATATGCGGGAGTTTCTGTTTATTGTTACCGCTTAAATATAACTCTATATCCGGATAAACATCTAATAGCCCAGCATCACCGTTTGATAATATGTTACTCATTATCGTTCCAAGACTCTCGCCAGCGATTAAATGTTTTAATCTTCGTGTATTTTTAACCTCATATAAGAATTTAGTAGATACTGCAGTTGTTGTCTTTCCTGCCTGCGTCGTTCCTTCTAAAACATCAACTACACTCTCTGTTGCTATAAATTCATAATATTTAGGTGTTACTTTCATCTTTTTGTTTTACTTTCCTTATCTTATCTATTGAGTCCGTCAATTCATCTACAGGCGTCTTACCGTTCTCATATACATTGTTATCAACTATCTGTTTATCAACTTGCTTCAGGTATATCTTGCCTAACCATACCAGCATTGTCTTGTCGCCTTTTTCCGCTGCTTTCCATTGTAAACGCCTTAATGAAGCCTTGCCTTTTTCAATTGCCCTTTTATAGAGGTGACAAAACTCTGTGTCTCGCTGTAATGTTCTAACGCTCATATCTAGATAAGCTGCTATTTCGTCTTGAGTGCAGTGTATACTAGCGAGCTTTGTAACGGTTTCATAATCAATTGGTTTCTTTGGTCTACCGCCTGCCATTTATAACACCTCTCTAATTTATATGACCGAACATTGCTAATTCTTCAAATTTAACATGCTTTAGGTTCAAATCCTTTATTATTTGCTCCGGTACACACTGTTTATATATGGAATTATCTTTTCTAAGTCTATCTTTTCAATCTTCATACATTCCTCCTAATTGTAGTTATCTTACCACTGGCAAGATACGAATATATGTATTCTGTAGTAATGGCACTGACAGTTTCAGTTGCTCATTCGGCATTTCACAGCCTTTGGTCGACCCATTAACATACATTGTTCATATCCACCCAGTAAGGAATAACCCTTACGCTATTTTATTAAACCTTTTGATTGTTTTAACCTGACTTTCATTTAAAACTCTAATTGGTGTTAGGTTCTTCATCCACCCTCTTGGTGTTTCAACTAACACGTTTCCTTCTTCTAAAAATACATCCATTTCCATATTTTTTAAATTATAATTTTCAGTTTCCTCTTTTGCTTTTTCTCTTAACACATATCTACCTTTATCATCTATCAATAAAAACTGTTTTACACCTTTTCTATCGCTTAATAACTTTGGTATTTTAGTTGCTGCTTCGATTTCCTCTTTTGTTATTTGTTTAACGTTTACTAAATCTGGTTTGTTATAATCTCTCATTAGCATTGCTTTCATACGATCATCCCTTCTTTAACTACTAACCCTTTTTGTATCAATTCTTCTGACCTTTCTTTTGTTACTTTTATCGTTTCATATTGCATAACCTGTTTGCCTCTTATCAAGTCCCAATAGCACCTTTTAGCAACCACGCTTATTAACCCATCAAGTTTTTCAAAACTATCTAAAAGTTTTATCCATTTACTATTTTCTGTCCTGAACTTAAACTTTTTTAAGTTCTCTCTATATTTACCGTTGTTATTAACTAATTTTTTAATTCTTTCTTTTGTTACTATCAAATTATCTTTCGGACTATCATCCAATTGTCTAGTTACTTTATTTGTATCCATATTTAATATTAGTCCGTTAAAGTTATCTTTTACCTGCTCAAATGCACTAGAGAAGTTTGATATCAATACTGGAACGCCTAATATTTTTGCTTCGGTAACAACCAATCCCCAGCTTTCAAAGTCGCTGAATAATATTAAATAGTCTGCTGCTGCTATGTATGGATATGGATTCGTCTTTTTACCAACCCATGTAACATTATATTTATCTAAAGCGTTGGAACACGTATCCAGCACTTTCGGGAAGTGTGCCTTACCAACTATTGTTAGATGGTATTTAACTTTTGCCTTCTTTAACTGTTCTAATAAAACAGGTATCCTTAACAATCCTTTTTCCTGCGATATCCTACCGACAAAGACTAATTCCAACGGTGCTTTCCTTTTTACTTTGTATCTTTTCGCTTTGTCAATTATTCCCTCAACGTCTAACTCGTTATGTATTAAATAACCATGCCTTCCGGTCACTTTTTCTAGTTGCGTTTTAACCTCTTTACTTACACATACAAACTCATCAACCTGTTTCATAAAACTTTCATTTGTAAGTAAGCAGTTGGGATATACATAAGGGATTGAATGTATCCAGCTTATATAATTGTCTGACGCTATAAATTCATTTACTTTTTGCCATTCAAAATATAATCCGCCCCATATTGTTATATCAAAATGTAACTTTTTATCTGTTAATCTTTCAACGTTTCCATATACCTCGAGTTCTTTTATAAACTCCGGATCTGAATCGTCACTATATATAAAATGTAACTCGTATTTTTCTTTTAACTTATCAACAGCTTCTTCGACCGTTCTAAACTTTTTATTATATATTCTTTTTGACAGATTAAGTATAGCAACTTCAACTCCACCATATAAGAACATTCTATAATAAAAACAGATCTTCTTCATGATATGCTCCCTGTGTGTGTGGGATATTTTTCAAGCCACGTTTGTAATTGTGCTTCGCTATCAAAGTCATCGCTTTCGTCTGCAATAAAACAGAAGTGGTCATACCATATACTCGCAATTAAATCTTTTCCTAATAATAATCTATATAAAGTCCAGCTACCACATAACCCGCCTTCGTCTCTGTCCTGAAGTATTTTTATGTAGTTTATTCCTGCGACAAACTTCTCATAATAATTTCTGCTGACCTTTAATGCCAACATCTCATTGTTAGTTCCAAAAAAACAAAAATCACTGTCTTTCATTTTATTAATTATCTCTATACCTGTGTCTGTAATATAACTATCGCCATATACAAAAATAACACCATCTGCGTCTTTCCATAAATCATAACTACTCATAAACTTACTTAACTCATGAGTATTTTCTGATGGTTTTTTTAATTTGATATCATTTATATCATTTATAAAATCAAACTCCGGTTTATCAGCTATTACTGTTACTTCGCCGAACGACCTGAATTGTGTTATTTGCCTTTCTATTAAAGTCTCGCCGTCAATCTTTATTAATTGTTTTGGTGTGCTCGGCTCATATCTTTTTTGTTTACCGCCTGCCATGATAATTACTTTCATTCATTCATCCTTCTTTCAGTAATACTACCAACCCTATTTTTAGTATATCTATATATTATCTTACTTAAAACGTTATGCGTGACCCCTTCTTGTAAACATAAATAATCAGTAAACTCTCTGTCTTCTGCACTTAATTTTAATTCATTAAATCTATATTTACCAATGAAACTATGCTTCCAGCATTTATTCCAAACGGCACAGGCTCCTGTGATCTCAACTGTATAAGTCCTTCTGTTCGGTATAAATTGACTCCCGCCTGTTGTTTTATAGCCCATAAATAATATATCAGGCTTTCCTTTTAAGTAATCGCTTATCATTTTAAAATCGTTTTTGTCACAATATTCGTCGTCGCTATCTAAAAACAATATATACTCGCCTACTGCAACATCTAATCCTGCGTTTCTGCTTCCGCCAGCTAATCTTTTGTGGTTGTTTTTTATTAATTTTATATCTTTTACTGTTTCCAATAACTCTCTCGTTCCGTCTGAACTCATATCGTCTATGACTATTATTTCATAGTCTTGGAACGTTTGCATTTTAACACTGTCTATCGCTTTCAGTATGTAATCTTTGGTATTGTATGCAGGTATTATTACACTAATCATAAAAGCCTCTGTCGTTATAATTAATATTTATATTATGTTTCCTAAAGAACGGCACTATCTCTCTGCACCATTTCCCTTTTTTAAGTCCCATCCATTTACTATTATGATATCCAACATCTATTATTGGATCACCACCGTTTATATAAAAATTATACTTGCTATCTATAATTTGGATTTCCCATTGCCATATATCCATATTTCCTTTTAATAATTCAATTAATATCTTTCTATTCCATAATGCTGGTTGCGTGCTACACATATATGGTGACTTATTCGGTCTTAACTCTAAACCTTCAATATCGGTTTTTTTATTTCCGCCAAATGAATCTTCAAAGTTTATGCAGGCAATATTATCGTCCATTAGAGCTACATATTCTCTTATTCTTTCCATATCCACTTTGTCTCTTATAAAATGGTCGTCACACATCATTATTACATACTTTGTAGTTACTTTAGATAATGCTTCCCTAATTCTAACAGTCCACGTTTCGTCGCCACTTATAAACTTTATCGGCATATTATCTTTGTTTTTCCAATAAATACTAATAGTCTTAATCATCGGTTCCCATAAATCTTTATTTTTATCACAACTTAATATTAAAATAGTAACGTCCATAATAACCTCTTATCAAAACTTTTATACTTCCAACAGTTCAACCTGCACGTATTCTTCATCGTCTATAACATATTTATGTCTGATTTCCGCTATTTCATCATAACCATCATTTGGTAGAAATCCGCTTCTAACCATTCCATCCTCAATATATTTAACACAGAAAGCCCAGTTACTTGGATCAATCCTTTTATCTTTTATATGCCACGTATATGTCATTATAAGTGGATACTTCAACTTATGGTGTTTATACTTCGTTTCCCATTCACTCCATTGAGTCTCTTCTTTTTTCATCTTTGCTGCTATATATTTATTAGTTCTTTCTTTTGTTATATATTTATTTAACGTTCCGCTTCTATAACTATGGTTTATTATAATCTTCATATAATTCTCCCAATCCGCTCTTTATATTGTTTATATCTCATTTTTTTTAATTTTACCATGTATTCTGTTATATATTCCATGTCGTCTTTCGATTTACTTTCTATCCTGTTTATAAGATGATGCATACTTTTAGTTATTAACACGCCATTTTTAAATGACTTCCGTCCTCCGCACCGTTTTGGATTCAAGTGATGATATGTTAAATTATTATGTTTTGATATCTTTCCGCCGAGCATACAACTATATCCACAGACCTCTATCAGTTTGTCTTTCACCTTGCTCATAATATTCCTTCTCTTGCTTTCGTTCTTCTAATTGATACTTGAACATCCTTTTTAAGCTTTTACAAAATATTTTATCGTCAACGCTTTTCGCCCTTCGTTCTTCTAGTTGTTCGTGATAAGTTCTGCGTAAGGGCTGGCGGTGTTTGTCCATTAAAAAAAGTGCAGAATCCCCTTAGGTTTTTTCTCACTTTGACTTCGTTTCATAATATCAGCCCCTTTTGACTTATTATATGACTTCATGTGTATTATAACATATTTATTTTTATATGTAAATGAAAACTTTTTAAAAAACACACAGAACTATCAAACTGTGGTTAATTCGTAGTGGCTTAAGCCAGCGTCCCGATAGTTTTTATATA